AACTATTACATATCCAGCGTATCCTTGAATATTGAAAGCTGGCGTTCCCGATTGAGCTCCTGGACTAAATGGATAACCTTGTAAAATTCTACCACCATTTCCCCCGTGACCTGTAGTATAAGTATAATTTCTGATAAAGACTCTGGCTAAATAGTAAGTCTGAAAATAGATGGATTGATAACACCCTCCCTGTCCCTGATTGACATAAATATTCGTGTAGCCATTTGGAGAACCAACTGTAGTCCCCTGCCCGTAAATATAGTGCCATGACTTATTTGTCCAAGAGGACATGGCTCTCTGCCCTTGGTCATACCACGTTCCACCATTATCTGGGTTGTAAAAATGGTCCCTCCCATTCCAGTATTGACTCAAGGCATTGCCCAAACCCTGAAATGCGCCTCCTATTCCAGACAGATACACAGTCTGGGTTCCCTGATTATTCCAAGGCACATTAGCCATTAATACTTAAGGTATAAAATTTTATGACTTATATTAATGTACAGGGTACTTGAAAACGTCCTGCCTGAAGCAGACTGTGATAAACTAGCTGAAATTATTAGAAATTACTCGGATAGTGATAGAGACAATAACGTTTCAAATTCATCTGGTTTCTACGGTATTCCTGCTATAAACGTTCTACTAGGCATCCTAAACAGTCGAGTGGAGGCCGAGACTGGCAAGAGAATTTGTCCTACATATTCGTACTGTCGAATTTACAGGAAAAATTCTGAACTGCTTCGGCACAAGGACAGGGAATCGTGTGAATACTCCCTGACGGTGAATATCAGTCAGACCCACCCATGGCCTATATACATGGGTGAAGAGGGGTTGATTCTGCAGAAAGGGGACGCTTGTTTGTACCAAGGGTGCGACATAGAGCACCACCGAAAAATGTTCGAAGGCGACGAATATATTCAGGCATTCTTGCACTATGTGGATGCGGATGGGCCAAACAAAGATCACGCATGGGACGTTGGACAGTATATGAAATCTAATTACTGTTTCTTCAGATTCACACCCTTGAGTATGTCTATTGATAAATTGGCCATTAAAGAGAATTTGTTTTCGGTATCGGAATGTGAGAAGATAGTTGGTGATTTTGTTGCGTGTGAAAAGGGTGGGATAGGAGCAATTATCAGTGAAACAAATAAGGTCACTAGGTCGAGTAAAGTTTGTTGGATTACTAAAACAGTAAGAAATAGATGGATATATGAAAGATTATTTGATGCAGTAAGAGATGCTAATAAAGAATTTTTCAAGATGGACCTGACGGAGATTATAGAAGATATCCAATACACTGAATACACGGCTGATGAAAATGGTCACTACGACTGGCATGACGACCATGGACCCGGGGAACATAGTAGAAGAAAACTTAGCGTCTCTGTTCAGCTTACAGACCCATCAACATATGAAGGGTGTGATTTGATTTTCGATGATGACGAAAAGGCTGCAAGAGCGATGGGATCATGCACAGTTTTTCCATCTTATAAAAGACACAAAGTTACACCAATTACAAAAGGAACTAGACACGCTCTTGTTCTGTGGATTCATGGTCCACCGCTACGATGACTGGCGTGTCAGGCTTGACACTCCAATTATAAATGTAAATATTGGGAAAACATACAACACTACCCTTTGTTATCTCGTACTCTGACCTACTAACTCTTATACACGAATCTTCTAAGAAAACAATCCAGTGTATGTGAGGGTGATAAAACTTGAAATTACCTATAAACTGTGATTTAGTAATTATAAATTGAGGTTCGTTTTTGGGACTCCAATCTGGAAACCATCCTTGCAAAGTGACCACCTTTCCTTTGTAACGTTCAATATAAGATGTATATTCATTAGTCAAGTCTTTATGACAGATAGGGGCGGTATCCAATTCACCTAATATATTAGTGAAAGTATCTACTTGTTCTTTAATATTACAGTCACTGTATATATTAACATATCCCCAATTACCCCAACAGCTCATTAGTACTTCAATAGTGCGAAGTGGGTACGGGTTGAATGTATAAAGGAGCTGGTGATCCTCGGGGGGGAACAGTAGTATCTTTTTAGTTCCTCTAATTTGCATTAAAAAATTGTCTTGACGATCGTAGTGCAGATATGTAGAGAGCTTGTCGAAACAGACCCACATAGTCGATGAAGCCCAATTATCCCTACCAGGCTCATATTCCTTGAGATCCATGTTCTCATGCTGAACAAGATAGGAATCCTTTCTCTTTTGCGACCAAAATTCACGCCACGTCCAAGTTCTAACATCGAGTCCCTCTTCAAACTTGGAAGGTTCTACTGAAGTCGAACCAAACTTTCCATTTGGACTTATCATTACCCTAATTTCACCGTCATCTCTCATAATCTTATCAGGATCAAAATTGAGATCATGGGTTGATTTAAAAGGCTTCAGGTCCGAACTTTCGCCCTCCATTGCACGCCCTTCCTCCACAACATGATACCAGTGATTCATGGCGAAATTCACTCCATCCTCAAACACATCTGAAAACACGAGATGGAACCACCCTGCTGGTATGAAAATCATTTCACCTGGAACTAAAGTAATTTCCGTCTTGTGAGCTTCATAAAATTTCGGGTATTTAATTTTACATGGAAATTCGTCTGCGATTGGCGAGTATCTTCTTTCGCTAAAAAATTGTTCTACGTCCATAGTAGATGGATACTGTTATCCTTTACGCAGATTCTAAAAACCGGGATTCCAACGCTTACCCTTCCGGGGCTTCCTATACCCTCCACCTGACCAACCCCATCAAGAACGTCAGTCAGGTGGATCTCGTGTCAGCCAAGGTGCCAAACACACTCTGGAACCTGACCAATGGAACTGCAGTCCTGACCTTTAACAGCACCGTCATGAATCTGACACCAGGCTTCTACTCTGCATGCAGCCTCCTCACAGAGATTACCGCCAGAATGCCAGCAGGATCCAATGTGTCCTGGTCAGGCACGGAAGGCAAGTTCTTCTTCTGGTCTCCAGCACCCTTTACTGTTTCAGTTTCTAATTTTGGAACAAAATTGCTTGGTCTTTCCACAGGAGTTAAAAATGCAGTTGCTGTATCAACCAGCTCGGCTCTATCACAGGTTCTTCCAGGTGGTTACTACCTCAAGTCATCCTCTATAGCGGACTTCTCCACGAATGAGTTTCTGTTCCTTGATATCCAGGAACTCAGAACACCTGGGACGGCCGCCGCCCTAGCCATGAAGACCGACGGGTCTGGAACCTTCACTGGAATTAACGCCCGAAATTCGTTCGCTATGATTCCTCTCAATGTGAATTCAGGCGCCGTCAAGTCATTCAGCGAGGGAGGGGACTTCCGGATAGAGGCGAAGTTTCCCCATCCGATAGACACCATTTCCCGCCTCACAATAACATGGACTGACGAGACCGGTCAGCCTGTGAATTTTCAGGGCATGGACAATAACTCATTCATTCTGAGACTGCACATAGCCGAGAAGGAGAAGCCCCCGCCTCCCCCGCCTGTGACGATGGTCGAGCTTCGACGTATCCTGGAAGACATGATCACGGTTAAAAAGCCAAAAGAGTCCGACGTAAAGCGTCCTCTTGTGGGTCGTTGGACCCTGATGATTCTTTTTGTTCTTTTAGTTGGAGGTTACCTTATTTACAAAGCCACACGCCCCGTGGCTGCTGTGCTCGCTGTGCGCCCAGTCGCTTAGCGGGTGACGGCATACACTGGGGAGCTTGGCTCGTTGATCTTGACGTTGGTCACCAGTGCCTTCAGCACCATATACACCAGGATGCTCAGCAGGGTGGTGAAGAGAGCGCTCAGGATGTAGTACTGGCCGCCGTTCTTGCTGACCTGGACCACCTGGGAGATCAGGTAGCGCACGGCGTCCATCCATGCCACGGCTGCGGCGAAGGAGAAACCCGCGACGATGGAGTTCAGGGACTGCTGCTCGAGCTGGAGTGCAACGGAACCGATCACGCCTGCCATTTTATTATTTACTTGGAAAAAAATTCTCGTCCGGGTCCTCGTCCTCGAACTCCTCCTCCTGGAGGATCACGGCATACTTCACCTTGGGCGGCAGGAATTCCTCCTCTTCTTGGGGCTCCTCTTCAACGAATACTGTGAAATTCTTGGAAGGGGTGTATCCCTCCATCCTACAATTTATAAACTAATTTTATCAACTGACCTTTTCATAATAGCCTCCATTGGGCTGGAGGGTTCCCACGCCTCCCACGTGTCTGCACACTCATTCATCTTGACATAGAGCTCCTCTTCACCCTGGTATCTTGCAAATGGTTCCTCGTCCTCTTCGTCTTCCTCCTCTTCGTCTTCCTCCTCGTCCTCTTCATCGTAAATTTCTGGGTAAATTGATCCCAGCTGCTTTCCTGTTACATTGCGGCAGGCATACATGAGTCCATACCTGACGTCCATCGCAGTTATGGAGTCGCGGCCTGTAGAAGCAGCATAGCTTGAAGCCAGCACGATTGCAGCCTCCATCACTGGGCGCAAAATGTCATCGGCAGCCTGGAGATCACTCATGCTAAAACTCCCGCCTCTTCGTTATTTTGGAATAAAACGCGTCCATCCTTTATGAAGTTGTAATTTACTGCATATACCCTGATGAATCTCGACTGGGCACTGGGATTCATTGTCAGTTCTAAATTTTGGTTGAAAATTCGTGACAGATTTATTTGACCACATGGGACGGGTCCATCGGGGTCTAGACTGAATGAGTACATGTAGAACTTTCTGTCTGGAGTTCTTGTGTGGAACTCCATCGCCTGGACTACCCTGAGGAAAAGGGGGATCCCAATCTCCTTGGGTATTCTCTCCACACCATTCAATTTAAAAACTAAATTGATGAGCTGTTCTGTAGTGCCATTAAACCACGTGTCTCTCGTGGCATTATATGATCCATCTGTACTAAAGTCGAACCCGAATGCCCCTACATTCTGGATGACCAGGAATATCTCCTTGATCGGATTCATGAGACCCAGCTTGCACTTGACTGCGTTGATGCCCTGTGGGGCTATAAACTCGACGCGCTGAACCTGCTGAAATACCTGGACGTCCCTCTTGAGGGGCTCGACCAGATAGACGTACTCGACTAGCAATGACATATCTAGAGCACCTGTATATACGAATGATGGGATGGAAAACTGGTTTGAATTTTTAAGGAAAATTTTGAATGTAATTAAGCCACTATGCACATCTAGTCCCTTTTCCATGCATGAGAAGGGTAAAGGGATGTTATAAGTCAGGTTGAGACCAGTGGCCGTCAGTGGATAGACCTTTGCAGTCAAATTCTGTAGAGCAGATTGCTTACCGGCTGGAACCCTGATGTCATTCATCATCTCGATGTACTCGCCGTATAGGCGCTCAACGAGCTGAGTTCCATAGTAAATCTCAGCATATTCAATCATGTAATTCATAGCCCCATCACATACTGCTGGAATCGCCGGGGTGTTGAATCTAAGGTACAGTGCCGTCACCAAGTCTCCTCTTTTACTAATTTCAATTGAAGATTCCTGACCAAATCTCACCTGTGAATCGAAACTGATAACCTCGAGGCGCTTGGAAAAGGGTATGCACGCCGTATAACGCTCCAGAAAATGGGTAATCTCGGGGTTACCGACGAGCATGACATCGTCGGCTCCCAGGTAGGCAAGTGTAGCTCTCCCTGCCATTCTACTACTAATTCTCAATTAAAATTGAAGAGGAGACCCGCAAGGCCATTCTCTATCCTGAGCATATTGTAGCTGATGGCATACACTCTGATGTTACGGGGATTACTGTAGGGACTGGTCGTAATCTCAAGTACCTTGTCCTTGATTCGACTCATGTTGATGGTGCCTGTGGGCCGTGGATTCATGGGATCATTGGCGAAGGAGTAAATATAGAACTTTCTTTTTGGCGCAAATTCAAAGTGATTGAAAGCCTCGACGTACTGGAGATAACTGCTGTCGATGACCTGCCGACTCAGAAAGTCCTGACCGTTAAAAGACAGTGATATGTTCTGAAGACCGTTATCACCAAAGTCATATACTGGGGCGTTTGAATTTTGGATCACAATATAAATCTCTCTGACGGGGTTGAGGAAAGGCAGGTCGAACCGACCTGTGGTGAATCCAACCGGCGCTGTGAATGTAGTGACCTGCGTCTGAGTTATCAGGTACTCCAGTCTATTTTTACGCATCCACTTAACCTCGCTTTCTGATAGGTAACCATATTCGACTATTATAGTAGAGCTAATAGTTGCATTAACGTTGGCTATATTTGAAATATAAGTGAGATCTCTGAATGGTCTGAATGTGATGACGACCTCGAGGTCCTGGCGATCAAGTGCTGCGACTGGTATGGACAATTCATTATTTCCATAGAAATAAAAAGGTAAATTCGTGTAGTAAGTTCTACCCGGGTCATATACGTTTGAATAATCGAGTTTGCCTGTGAGGAGGGTGAGACCGGGCTGTTGCTCGTATGGAACGTACAGGTCATTATAAAGTTCTATGGCCTCTCCTGTTAGGCTATGGACAAGCTGACCACCGATGCGCAGGTCGGCCTGCTTTATAAGCCAGGTCCCCACTGAATCCACGTAGTTATACACGTCAATGACATTACTGGCGAGTGGGCCGACGGTGAGGAAGGTGTTTGAATAGACAGTCACCGTACTCCCCCCAGATAACGTGGTGTAGCCTATGCTTGCTATATTTGGCGTCGCTACCGAGGCCGAGGCGATGTAGTATGGAATACCTATGGAATAGGGTGGCAAGAGACCCACACCAATCGGGTAAGTGAGATTTCCGAAGCGAATTGATGATAGAGCCTGATCTGTGCAGACGACGGCCTGCAGAAGGTATAACCCACCTATAGTGAAGTTCAAACTACCAGCAACCAAGCTGAAGTTGGATGAAGAACCCACTGGGGCCAAGAAACCTGTATTCAGTGGCAAATTCCCTCCACTGGCTAAGAATGAAGTGCCACCTGCATTGAACTGGACGCCGTTCTCAGGGTAAGAGGCGGTTGGACTTGGTGAAGTATTTTGAACAATAGCCAGGTAAGACACATTTGAACCTAAAATTAGATCGGATGTGATGATACCGCTTGAGAACGTCTGCATAGTAATGTCAATATAGTACAAATCAGCGGTGGATATGACGGAAATAGGCAATGTGAAGTCGAATGAAGGATACGCCGGTGTTCCGTAGAATGATGTGTAATCGTATAGAAGAGTTCCCGACCCACGCGTACCCTTGCTAAGCTTGACCGAAACGAGCACAGACGTTTGTAGAGCGAGTACAGCGGTTATGAGGAAAGTACCCACCTTGTTGAATGAGAATGAGTTGCTCGTTTGGACGCTAACAATGTTTGAAGTGCTAGATTGTGGAGGGTACGAGTTGAAGCTACCGAGACTGAGCTGGGTACCAGTTGAAGCCGAAGCTGGCGTCATAATAAAGAACTGATCTAGGGGGCCTATGCTCAGCTGCGATCCTGCAAGAATTAACGCATCTGGCTGGCCAAATGGAGTTACGACTCGAATGTCTATATAGGCGTAAATAAGCTGTCCGACTGGCACGAAAATATTAAAGGGGATTGAAAAGGAGGGTGTGGGGTTGGATGAAGTTGAGAACACGTGCTCGACCAAGAAATTGGATGTACCTGGGTGAGAATCCGTCGTCGTCACACCTATTCCTATAGAATAAACTGCACCATCTGATGATATCCCACCTCTGAGAACATAGGTTCCACTCTGAATAAACTGAATAAGACCGCCCTGTGAAGGGTAAGAAAAGGAAGAACCGGCGACTGTGGCGATGAAAGACTGCTTTGCTATATTAAAAAAGGTGTATTGAGCAGAGGAATCGCCTGCCCTTGTATAAAGCTGGAACTGGTTCGTAGTTGGCGACGTCGAGGGTTTTATATTTGTAGTGACGGCGAAATACAGACCTGCTCTCTTTTCAGCAGTTGGGAGACCTGAACCTCGCGCCCAGCCGCCTTGCTCTAGGGTGAATTGGGACAGGTTGCTCTGGAGAGTGAGGGACGACACGTAGTTGATGTTGCCATCTGCGTAGATGTTTGAAAAGTTCTTGGGATCCAGACCCCAAAAAGGCGCCATACTGGGCTCCACGGTGATATTAGAGGTGGTTGTGAAACTCCACTTATTGAGATTTGCATTGTAGTAAATCTTGGAAGCAAGTGTGGGTCCAGTGTATGGTGATGGGGCGGCGACTTGCATCCACTGCTGCTGAGACTGAAGATTAGTCGAGTAGTAGGCGATACCCACAGTAGGGGCGCGGATAAAGACGCCATCGACAACAATTCGAGGGTAGAACCCGGATTCGGATGCAGGGGCGGGCCAGTTCCACTCTGAACCAGGATTCTTTAAATACGGCATGTCAGTTTTTAGTGTTAGACCCCTCACTATATCACCTTTGAAAGGGATCTTACACGTCTGAATAGAGTCAAAGAGGATCTTGGACCCGTTAAAGGGAATGTCGTACGCTTGAAGCACGAATGGAGTGTTGCGTGAATACATGCCTGAAAAATAGGTTACACTGGGCTTGCCCGTTATAAGGGAGTCCTGCTGCCCTATAGCCGCCAGCTGGATGGAACCAGCGGACATATCTAATAGAATATCAGATCTTATTTCTAAGCCATACCTGCGCCGAATTTTAGTTTCAAATTTGAAAGGGTAATTGTAGATGAGTTTTAATCTCAAAAAATTCAACCCAAGCCAGATGCGGGATGACAGGGTGTGTGTGTTTATAGGGAAGCGTGGCACAGGCAAATCCACTCTGGTGACCGACATTCTGTGGCACAAGAAGCACATCCCGGCTGGGATAGCCATGTCCGGTACAGAGGATGGAAACGGTCACTACAAGCAGTTTATCCCTGACTTGTTTGTGTATAGCGACTATAACCGGGAAGCCATTGAGAAGATCATGGACCGTCAGAAGAAGATAGCAGCCAGGGTGGGCAAGGAGAAGCTTCCGCCAGTCTTCATCCTGATGGACGACTGCATGTACGACAGAGCCTTTATGCGTGACACGGTGATGCGCAGCCTGTTTATGAATGGCCGCCACTGGAACATCTTCTTCATGATGACGACCCAGTACGTCATGGATATGACGCCTATGATCCGTTCCAATACGGACTACGTGTTTGTTCTGCGTGATAACGTCAAGCAGAACCGCGAGAACCTCTACAAGTGCTTCTTCGGTATGTTCCCCAGCTTTGACGCCTTTTGTCAGGTTATGGACGCATGCACTGAGAACTACGAGTGCCTTGTGCTCGACACCACCTGCAAGACCAATCGCATCCAGGACATGGTGTTCTGGTACAAGGCACCTATCCGCAAGAACTTCAAGGTTGGGGGCCCTGCATTCTGGCAGTACCACCAGCGCCACTATAACCCACGTCATGGTGCCGTCGCCCCCACGGCAGCCGTTCCCAGAGCACGTGGAGCACCTACTATTGTGGTGAAGAAGACGCGGTGAGTTTGCGCGTCCTCATTTCAATTCTAAAACCTCTGAAAGAATTAGAATGCAGAGTTACGACCCAAATGCAGGTTTGGATTTTTCGCAACCAATTCCGGATGAAAATAAGAAGGGTCCCCCGACTGGGCTCTTGAGCGATCCAGCGGATTTAAACCCAGAAAATAAAATTGACGAATCTCAAATGGCTGAGTTTTCCACTGCAATTGAAGAAGTTATGGCGGGTCCAGGTCAGATGATGCAGGACGAGGTGATGGGCCCACCAATGATGATGAAGAGCGGTAACAAGCCCACCCAGCGTTCAAGCGATGGCGGCTCCAAGAGCTCCAAGAACCCATTCGGTCTGACTGACGAGCAGTTTCAGGCGGCTCTGGCTGGCGTAGCAGCGGTTGCGGCCTATTCCAAGCCAGTCCAGGAAAAGCTCTCCACTATGGTTCCCAAGTTTCTCGGTGAGAACGGTGAGATGTCAGTCACGGGGATGGTGGTGACCGCCCTCGTGGCTGCAATCCTGTTCTATTTTGTAAAGAAATTCCTTGATGAGAGAGCCTAAATTAATATTGAACTAAAATTAAGTATGACTCTTAAGCAGCTCGCCAAGACGCATTCTTCTTTTTTGAGAGAGTTCAACCGAGCAGTCGTTCAGCGGCGCGCCAATATAAAGAGGGTCATGGCCAGCCAGCTGTCGATGAGACGCAAGTCGAAGAACCCCAATAGATCGAACACTCCTTCAGCCAGAAAAGCCAAGATGGGGCTTTATGACATGATTTACCGTTCTATAATGAATAAACCGAGTACAAAACGGTGCGGTCGCTGGGTTCGCGACAAACGCGACGGGCAGTGGATGCGTCTCGGTACCAAAGGAGACAAGGCGACGCGCCGTCGTTGCAGCCACCTCTAATCCTTGACCTCCTTTCCGCAGTACTTCTTAGCCCCTACAGGTGAATACACGCCTATATTTTGACACACAATTCGAAGGTCCTTGAAATTGTTCCAGAAATTGGTAGAGTGATCGTATTCAGTTACGGTCATGTGAGCCAGCTCGTGAAGGAACACATACATAGCCGAGTCTATATCTTCTCCATCCAAGCAGATATATATCTCGTACCCCTTATTCACATTACTGCCAACCACACCTGAACTCGGGTCCATACCTGTGATGATGGCGTATTTGGAGCAGATTCTCTCCCACCGGGCGTCTGCTGGGAGGCTCGCGCGTATGATGTCGTACCGCCTCTTTATCTCGGTGAGCATCTCGGGTTCTTTAACAGACTTGATTATTTCAACCAATGGGAAGAATAATAAACCGAGGAGCAATAGCCCACTCATCTAAGAGTATCTAGTATTTTTTACGGAACACGAACGTCGTGTAGATGTCAGACACGTGACCGTTGGGTTCCTTGAGCATTGGTTCCCACTTGAGGGTAATGAAGCCTGCGTCACTCATCGCCTTGACGAATACTTTTTGATCCAAAATTGGTTCCTCTTTTGGTCCATCTGCGTAGAAAGGGCCATCCACTAGTCTGACGCTGAGGGTCTGTGGGTCCATCTTCTCAAGAGTGTTTCCTAATGGGTCTGTAAATTTAGAATCAAAATTCATTCTGGATCCATCAGGGGTGATACCGATAACCAACCCACCCTTCCGGACAGCCTTACTCAGAGCCTTGATTGAATTTTGAAGTAAAATTGGAGACGCGAAAATATAGTGAATTGAAAAGTTATAGCAGATGACGTCGAAGGGTCCCTCTGCCACTGCATCCTCTATAGTGCCCGGGCCTATGATGGTGATAGGGGCTCCCACCGTCTTGAGGCGCTGACTAGCCTCGGCAAGGGCTTCCGCGTCTGGGTCGATCGCCACAACTGTGGCCTTGACGTCTTTCCACTTCCACCAGTCGCCGCCTCGCCCGCACCCGCAATCAAGAACTAGGTCACCTGGTTTGACCCATTTCTTGATGAGGTTCTTCTTCATCAAGTTGTGAAGCTGACGTATTTGATCCATACATGTTTCGAGTATGAAATCCTTAGGCCGGTCACAAGACCTAAATTTTACTTAAAGGTTCTGCGACATTGTATTATAATGGGTTCTCTTGAGAGCGATTACATCACCGTCCCTGGTCAGCTTTTCGCGTGCGTGAGCTTTGTGGGTCCAGATCAGCCCCAGAAGAATGAGCTTCTGGGTATGAAGATTCGCGGGTGCTTTTCCACCCGTGATGAGGCGGCTAGCCACGCCAAGCGTCTTCAGAAGGAGGA